GGTAAACCCAAGTCTAAAGAAACTCGTATTAAGATGAGTAAGGCACATATGGGCAAATCTCATAGTGAAGAAACTAAAAGAAAAATTAGTGAGAGTATGAAAAAGAAGTTTCAATCTGTTCTATTTGTTGATCCATGGTCTACCAACGATTAATAAACTGGTCTTTAAGATCTTCTAGACTGTAAGGATCGTTTACGATCATTTCTGCATCATTTGCCGCATCATATCTAAAACCAAACGGTAACATATCTTCTTCCATCATAGATTCTTTATCTTCTAGTATTCTTTTTCTAATATCAGTGTTTGTAAGTTCTTTGAAATAATCTTGTCTTACAAGCCATCCAAATAATACTAGACACATTACTAAATCGTCGTGATATCCTTCGTCGGCTTCAAAAGATTCCTTCTTACTAATGAAATTAGATAACTCTTCAATTATGTCAAAATCTTGTATAATAATTTTTTGATTCTCTACCATATCTTTTAAGGTAGAACAACCAATTCTTTTGACTTGTTTAGTGGTTCTTACACCATATTGTGGTTTATTGCCAAATCCACTACCAATAATTTGACCAGATCTACCTCTCATATTTGTCATGAAAATATTTTCATATTCCAAGTCTCTATAAAGAGTAGAAGCAACTTGTTCGCCGATATCATTTATTTCAACTAAAACAAAAGCATTGTTAAAGTTCTTAGCTACATTATATACTAACTCTGGATATAAAATAGGTGAAATAGTAGAGTCTTTGAATTTAGCGACAACTCTATATGGTATCTGTGTGATATCGATAACAGTGAAAGCTGAGTTATCTCCACCAACGCCACGAGATGTATCGACAGATATTACATACTCGTGTTTTTCTTTTATATCTTCATACTGATCAAATCCATTTTTTGAAAATTTAGGGTTGACAAAGGACAAATTTCGTAGTATATTTACATTGATGAGTGTATTACTACTACCTAAGAATTCGCAAGCAAACTCTTGATTAAAATCTTCTTCACTTGTATTTGCTATTTGTTCTTCTTTCCACTTCTCATCTCTTCCTGGTGTTTCCCACCAATCAACAGCTATTGGTATAAATTTACTACGATCTTCTTCAGCTTCGACCCACATCTTATAAAAGTGATTCATACCTTTTGGAGTAGATACAATAATCATCTTTGTTTCTTGACCAGATGAAATTGTAGGATATACTGATTTGAAGAATTCATCTGCTATGTTATGTGGTACGAATGCAAATTCATCTAGAAAGACAAGAGAGAATGATTGACCACGGGCAGCAGAACCCGTAGTAGATGTAGCGAGAATCTTTGATCCATTTTCTAGTTCAATAGAACCTTTATTCCATACAGCAATACCTTGTTGTATCCATAAAGGTAGATTCTCATACGCTTTCTTTAATCTATCAAGAAGTTCTCTAGCCAATTCTGCCTTATTGGCAAGTAATGCTACGTTTTTATTTTCATTGAAAAGAATATAATGAAGAATAAATCCAATGACCGCAGTTGATTTACCAGACTGTCTCGGCATCTTTGTAATAACAAAACGATTATTATGAAAAGTATTAATCATTCGTTCTTGATATGCATATAGATCTAAAGGAATAAGACCTTTATCTACATGAACAATCTTGACATAATTTTTTACAAAGTATATTGGATCCTGAGTACACTTAATGTACTCTTGAATTTGATCTTGAGTAAATTCGAGATTTACTCCAATTTTCTTTAGATTTGGATTACTAAGATAGGCATCTGACATTATATATTAGTATTTCTTTATTAGTTTTTACCATCTTTGTTTTTTAACTTTTCTATTTCTTCTGCATTTTTTTCAATATGATGATGATTAGAATCAATCTTTTTATCTTGCGTTGAATCAATCATTTTTTGTATTCTTCTACCTTTTTCTTCTTCACTATCTTTATGTAGATCTGGATCTACTACTTTTTCTATTTTCAAAAAAGGTATTCTTTCATTTGGTACATATCTCCATGTATATCCTTTATCACTAAACACTCCAAATACAGTTTGTTTGATACCAACTTTTACGATAATCGCTTCTGAACCGTCAATAATAACTTTATCGCCTTCATTGAAAGCACTATTCATCTGAAATGCTAAGCCTTTAGCAAAATTAGTTATAAAGTCTTTCAACATAAATGCAATGATTGCTGATACTAGAATAGCAATCCATGGAAGAATCAGGGTTGTCAATTCTCCACTGAGAGAATTAATCGACTGAACTTCTTGCATTTTTTTCTCCTTGAATAAGTTTTTGAAGATCAGCAGTTGAACCTACAAATAATGCGTTGGTTACATTCTGCGGTTTATCTTCTTTTGTCTGTAATATATCTTTCTTTTTCTTAGCCAACTCAAGGAGATCTTTGTTTGTATCAGTTAATGTTTTAAGTAAATTTGTCGCCACTTCAAATGCTCTTGGAGATTCACTCTGTCGAGCAATTTCCATAACTCTATCTAAATCACCCATTCCAGAGTCAATTAGATCTCTTAAATTACGTCTAGCATAGTCGTAATCGTCTTCTATTTGTTTATTAATATTAGGTTCTATAACCTCCACTTCATTAGGAGGATCTATGTTTAGTACCTGACTGAATTTAGAATCGAAACTCATGGTTGTTGATCACTTCCTGTTACCGGATTATATATCAAACCGTCTGTATAGAAGAAGGTATTCGAAGCAAATCCATAATCATCTGTAGACTTTATAAGATTTCTATCAATAGACGCTGCACTATTTGTAGTAGGCGCCCCATTAGCTAATAATCCAGGAACAGTAACAAGACGACTTGACCTTGGAGTATTTAAGGCTGTATTAGCATGTAGATCAATCTGTATTCTTGTAATTGGTCCGCTGTTTGTAATTGGTCCGTATAGATAACCTTTTAAAGTAAAATTGAAGTTCCAGATAATAGTTCTTCTAGTAGAATAATCACCATCATATACATCCTCAAAATCTATACTATTCAATATAATTGGTATATCCATAGTTATATTCATAGATGGTATTAGATTTACTGATACGTTCCATTCTGGTTTAAAATATGGAACAATTTGTTCTACTATTTGTGTACCATCATCCGCGTTCTTCACAAACGCTGATAACACGAATGTAATATCATAAGGAACAGGTGTATATTGTGTTCTCAACTGAGTATTATCAGATGTGATAATATAACTATTCTTTTGAGTGGAATTTATTTTTCTTGTAGAATCATATGTAACGCCTGACAACTCAAATCCAAGACGTGGAAGCGATATAGCAACTTCTCTATCTAGATTTGGATTTGTATCTAGTCTGACAAGAAATTTTTGTTTGGGTCCATACGCTAAAGGAACAGCAAGTGTTTGCACTCTATTACCGTTCGAATCCGTTCTTACAAGTTGAATATCATTGAATAATGATCCGAATACTTGAACATAACGTCTAATTGTACCGTGATAAAAATACTCAAACATCAGAACCTACCCTCTGACCATGGATCTTTTTCACTGAAATCAATAATATCATCTTCTAGTATATTAGATTTATATACAGTATCATTATCTGCTTGTGCATCAATTGTAGAAATTTGGAATTCTTGTACGATACCATCACCATCTTCAGCTAGTAGAACTTCGCCATCTTCAAGAAGTGTTTGATAGAAAGTTTGATCTAGTGAATATTGATCTTCAACAATATCAATCTCACTATATCCAGTATCAAGTTTTTCAGAACTATAAGAAAATAATTCGCAACGTAAATCATATGTCTGTAATCTACCGGTTTGATAAAAAATCTGTTCGTGTTCAACAAACTTAATCTCAAATATCTTATCAACCATTGGAAAATAGATTAGATCGCCTTCTAATGGACGATTAGAACTGATTGAGTATCCATTAGCAGTGCCTGCTTCTAGTACGATAGATTCTGTCTCATTGTTCCCTGTGAGAAACTGTCTTGATGGAGCAGCCGTATTTGCCTGTTCTGTAAGTAGATTATAACCTACTTCTGTCATCAACTTTTCTGTACGAATCTGATCAAATCTTTTACGAGCAAGAGTGAAAGTCATCTCATCTCGTATCTGTAGACCAAATCTTGAGAGTAGATCACCTTCTCCTTCAAATCCTTCAACATTCTTGATATACATTTCAACGTCAGCAGCGGTTGTGAACTTCATCAGTGGATCTTCACCGAATAAGTTATCTCTCGCTACGATTGTTTTTGGAATGTACTTTACATCATGACCATAGATCTTGATAGCCTCAATCGTGAGATCTTCAACTAGGTCTTGTTCTCTGGCGTATGAGAAGTTATTGAAATACTTATTCGTCGCCATAATTTATCCAATCATATCATGGACGGGCAATGAATAACTCGTAATCATTTCATCTTCTAACTTATTAATTTCTTCTCTTGCTTCACCTAGAATACGAACACCGTCAAATTGAATTCCTCCTGGAAGTTGAATACCTTGAAACTTAGATAGATTTTCGCCCCACTGTCTTTTAAATAAAGCAGTCGAATATCTAAGTAACCATCTATCACCCCAAACATCTGTATATGTATTTGGATCTACTGTACGATAACAATCAATGATGATGTATTCATCTACGAGAACATCTGTTTCCCAATCCATATCAATATAAAGTCGATCTGTGTGACGGTTGAAACGAATAGGTTTCTTACCAACAAAGATTTCTTCAAGCATTTCTACATGTCTCATAGCGTTCACATAAGGAACATATGAAGCACTAGAAAAATCAAAAAGATCGTTTAGATGAATTTGATATCGAATATTGAATAGATTTGAACTATTAATAGAATCCCCAATATCAAACACTCTCACGATCCCTTGAATATTTTCTGGGATAGAGATGTATTTGTTGGTTTTATCTGAAGAAGTAATTTGATGTTTTAAATAAACATGTTCTGTGCCATCATAATGATAATCACGATAGTATTGTAATGCTTCGTCAATTCTATCCTCTAGTTGTTCGTCATCAACGTTGATGTCGATTACAGGAGATCCTAGATTTCTGAGACAATATTGTTTATGTTGTTCTCTAGTCGCAGGAATAGCCATAGTACCCTCTTTGTATAAGTCTTATGACTATTTATAATGTTTAATATTATTATTGTCATTTAGGTCCACGTAACCAAATAACAAGACTTCTTCGAATACCTCTTGTTACTGGTTTAACTCTATGATATGTAAAAAAGAGTTTATATTATTATTTGGGTTGTTCTGATACAGG